GCATTTAATACTGCTGAAGAATTTAAATCTTTCAAAATGCAATTTGCACCCAAAAGCGAGTCAGCTAAAGGGCTAGAATCCTCTACGGAAGCAAAAAGCGATATTAATAAGGAATGGAACATCATGGATCCAAAAGAATTAGAACAAATGTTGGCTAAGGCTGCTGCTTCAGCTGCTGAGCAAACTGCAAAAGCAATTGCTGACCAACAAGCAAAATCCGCAGCAGAACAAGCTGCAAAAGAAAAAGCACAGGCTGAATTTGACGAAAAAGTTAAAGCAGCTGTTATCAGCAGCGGTCAATCCGGTGCAGAAAAACTATTGGCTGAAGTTGAGAAGCGTCTAGCTGACCAACAAGAGTCAAGCAAGACAGTATTAGCTGGTCTAGAAGCTGCTCTAAAAGAGAAAGCTGCTGAGATCGAAGCAATCACTAAGTCTAAAATGTCTTTCCAAGACAGCAAAGACGGTATGTCTTATGCTGACAAAGAGAAGGCTGTATTGTTATCTAAGATGGCTGGTAAGTCTATCGACGGTACAAAAACTGGTCGTGAACTAGTACAAAAGTACGGTGCACACGTTCCATCAGCTACATGGGAATTAGAAGTTTCTTTAAATCTAGAATCTGAAGTTCGTCGTCGTTTAGTTGTTGCTCCAATCTTCCGCAACATTGCTATGCAAACTAACGTAATGACAATCCCAGTAAATCCAGAAGCAGGTACTGCTACTTGGGTTACTAACGCTGACTTTGGCGCTGTTCCTGCTAGCCTAGGTGCTGCTGGTGCTTCTGCTGGTAATACAGCTACTCACGCATTAAAAGAGATTACTCTAAATGCATACAAACTAGCTACAAACGAGTACACAGCATACGAAGAAGAAGAAGATTCTTTAATCGCTTTAATGCCAATCATTCGTGATGGTATGATCCGTCGTGTTGCTCGCGCTGTTGACAAGGCATTCTTGTTAGGTGCTGGTTCTGGTTCTGACCCTGTTAAAGGTCTAGCAAACTGGGCTTCCAACACTACTGCCTCAGGTAACACAGTTGCCGCAGGTATGACAGTTGCTAAGATGCGCGTTCTACGTCAAGGTCTTGGTGCATGGGGTCTAGATCCACAAGAAGTAATTTATATCGTTAACACTGATGTATATTACCAATTGCTAGAAGACACAGTGTTCCAAACTATGAACCAAGTTGGTACACAAGCTACATTACTAACTGGTCAAATTGGCCAAATCGGTGGTAGCCCAGTATTAGTTTCTGCAGAATTCGCTAGCCCAGCTAGTGGTGTTGCCGGTGCAATCTGCTTGAACCCAGGTAACTTCATTGTTGGTAACCAACGCGGTCTACGCATTGATACTCAAGAGTTAATTGAAACACAACGTCGTGTAATGGTAGCTAGCCTACGTACAGGTATGACACGTGTTACTACTAACCTAGGTAACGCTGTTACAGCACACAAGTATACAGCATCTTAATTAATTAAGTTGTTGATTTTGACAGGGCTTTCGAGCCCTGTCTTTTAAATGGATTCACCGAGTCCCTTTAAAAGACAAGAGAGGTAAACATGGGATTAAATCTTACATCAAAAGCAGACTACAAAGCTTACGCTCAGATTAAAAGTACTAACGAAGACGCTGTTATTGATTTTATCATTCCCAAAGTTTCAGACTTAGTTAAAAATTATTGCGGCAGAACTTTCGTAGACTATTGGGAAACACCCAAAACCGAAATTTTTAACGGCGGAGTAAAGAAATTTATTCTAGCAGAAACGCCTGTTGTAAATATTACTAGTTTTCAGGGAAGTACTGACTACGGTCAAACTTGGACTGATTTAGAACAATACAAAGCATGGGTTAAAGAAGATGACACATTATTGAGTTTAAACTCTACTGGTTATTTTCCTACATGGATTAGAGGCTATAAGGTAGTTTATACAGCAGGTTACAATGATGTACCTAATGACTTAGAACTAGCTATTTTAGACTTAATTACATACTATCGTAGACATGATAGCGCAGTTCATAGTTCTAAAAATCCTGGCAGTAATACTGTACAAATTGAATATATTTCAACTACTAGTTTACCAGCACATATTCGCCGTATACTAGACTTATACAGGACGGACTATACATAATGGCATTTTATACAGCAACTTGGTTTAAGCAATTAATTAAAGAAGATCATGATGCTGTACAAAAGTACTTGAATAAAAAAGGCAACGATCTTCGTAGTTATATTGATAGTACACTACCGTTTAGTCTTTGGCTAGATATTGATGTTATTAGAAAAAATATCTTACAGCCAAATGCCAAAGCAATAGAAGATCTTTGTGCGCTTTTAAATATACAAAACCCTAATATATTCATACAAGAATTAGATCTTGCATATCAAAAAACAATTACAGAATATATTGATACTTTTCCTCATATTGATTCCAAAGAATTAGCATCTAAATTAGATACTTTATCAGTGGCAATAGAAAAAGGTGGTATAAAAGATACTATACAAGCATTGTTCAAACGAACCATGGTTGTAAAAGAACTATCAAGAAAAAATAAAAGTGTACTATTAATAGCACCAAAGTTTACTACAATTCAAAGTGACTTTGGTAAACGTGTTAAGTCTAATTTTAACTATGAAGCTTTTTCTGACTTTATAGATGACGCACTTAATGATAGTCCAAGAAACTTAGTAAAAACTTATCTAGATAAAAACTTTGGTACACTACAGAATTTAGGACATATTGAAGTTGACGTATTATCTTCAAAATCAGGTTCTAGCGAAGTAAAACGTGGACTAGTAAGTCCTCGCCTATTACAAGCTTTATTAGAGTGGCCAAAAGATTCTAAGCCAGAAACATTAGCTAGAAAATTTTCTAGAGAAACTGGTCAAGCTGAGACCAGAGTAATTATTCGTAAAAGATACGCAAACAGTAAACTAGTATTAGAAATGCTAGTTGAATCTGGGCTAATGATTGGTTCATTAGAAAGTCAGCAAGAAAATTTAAAGAAAGCCGTTAAAGAACGTGCTTTTAAAGTAGGTAGTGCTTTAAGTAGACGACTGGTAGAAAATAAAAGTTTACTATTAGATTTAGTAACTTCTAAAAGTATTAATCAGTATGTATCAGAGAGTATTTTAAGTAATTTAAAAACTGGTAAGAACGCTTCAGATTATCAAAGCGAAACCACTTTAGTACAAAGAACTCCAGTTACTATTGAAAAATCTACTGTAGAGTTTAAAACTAAAGATACTCCTTCAACATCGGTACCTCAGCTAAAAACAGTAAAAGGCACTAAGTACTCTCTAACTAGTCTTAAAAATTTAATTAATAGTCAACTACAAGATGTAGTTAGTGCTAATATGGGTGATGGTAGTCGTAAAGATATTTTAAACTACCGAACAGGCAGATTTGCCGCTAGTGTTAAAGTAGAGGATTTATCAGTCAGTCGCGAAGGTATGATTACTGCTTTCTATAACTATATGCGTAACCCTTATGCTACGTTTTCTAGTGGTGGAAAACAACAATTACCTAGATCAAGAGATCCTAAATTACTAATTGCTAAGTCAATCAGAGAGATTGCTGCGCAAAAAGTAGGAAATAGAATGAGAGCCGTACTGATATGAGTAGAAGAACTTCAATAGTAAAAGCTATTAGTGATAAAATTAAGTTAGTTAATGGCACTGGCCCTTATAAAACTAATCTATTTCAAAATAGTTACGCAAAGTTAAAATTTTGGGATGAAGTAAATGACTTCCCAAGTGTTTATGTTAGTCCAGGATCAGAACAAAGACAGTATTTACCGTCTAACTTTACCTGGTGCTTCTTAGGTGTTTGCATCAAAGTTTACTGTAAAGGTGACGATGCACAAGAACAACTAGAGTTATTATTAGCAGATATTGAAACTGTAATTGATAATAACCGTCAGTTAAAATATGATTCTGTTAATAATTATGAAACAACAGAAATTTTAATTCAAGATATCACTACAGATGAGGGACTATTAGCTCCTTATGCAATTGGTGAGATAAATTTACAGGTTCGTTACGAACTCGTATAACCTCATAACGAAAACCCGAACGCAGATAATAGTCTCGCTGGCGGTCTAAGTTATAAAAAAATAAAGGATATGCCATGGCAGTTAATTTAATTCGTAATAGTAAGGTATACTTTACTACTAGTTTAAACTCCGATGGTTCTGTTAACTTTGCAGCCTGTGATCAAACTAACACCCAAGAACTACAAGTTCTTGATGGTATGAGTTTTTCACAAAACACAACAACAGAAACCGTTACCCTAAATGAAGCAGGTGCAGCACCTAGCCGCGGTCAGCGTAGTTTTAATACTTCGTTAGCGCCAGTTGACTTCTCTTTTTCAACATATATTCGCCCATTTTACAGTGAACTAGGTGCTAGCGATGCGCTAACAGCTGAAGAATCTGTACTATGGAATGCACTAATGGGTGTTAACGCAATTGGTAGTGGTGGTGCATGGACTTCAGTTCCAAGTGCAACAGCCCCAACAGCAGTTGCAACTTACTCAAAAACAAACTCTAACGTTCACCAACTACAAAAGTTTGCATTAATTATCAACGTTGATAATCTACAGTACATTATTCAAAACTGTGTATTGAATACAGCAACTATTGATTTTGGACTAGATGCAATTGCAACAATTCAGTGGGCTGGTCAAGGTACAAAACTAGAACAAGACACTAGTGCTAGTACAATTGCAGCCTATAAAGCTAAAAATACAGCAGCCAAGTTTATTGCTAACAAATTGTCAGTAGTTACAATGTTTGCTGGTGTTAATGCTAGTTCAGGCACAAGCTATACAATTCCACTAACTGGTGGTCAAATTGTACTAAGCAACAATGTTACATTCCTAACTCCACAAAACTTAGGTATTGTTAACAAGCCAACTACATATTTCACAGGTACACGTGCTATCAGCGGTAATATGACAGCTTACTTACGCGCAGGTGGCGGTGGCGGTAACTATTCAGCAGAACTGCTAGATACATTACTAGCCGGTAGCTCAACAGCGGTTGATACCAAGTACACACTAACAATTAAGATTGGTGGTTCTACAGGTACACACGTTGACATTAAATTGCCAGCAGCTATGATTTCAATTCCAACTGTACAAACTGAACAAATTGTTTCTACAACAATTAACTTCACTGGTCAAAGCTACACTGGCACTGACTTCGATATTGAAGAAGCAAACGAAGTTTCTGTAACTTATAACGTAGTAGCTTAATCGGCAGCTACATTTCCACAGAGACTGGGTTGATCTCCAGTCTCTCTTTTTCCTACTAGAACTATAATTATGTCTACATTATCATTAAAATCCCTATTAGTACCTTCTAAAGCAGTAGAAGTTGAATTTCCTGGCATGCCAGGATTTATGATTGACTTGGCATTTCTGTCGCGCGAAACTCTTTTGAGTATTCGTAAGAAGTCAACAAAAACATCATTTAAAAATCGCCAACCACAAGAAGAATTTAACGAAGATTTATTCCTTCAACTTTATGTTGAAAATGCGGTAAAAGGTTGGAGTGGATTTAAACTTAAATACTTAGAGCAACTTGCACCAGTAGATTTAACTGGACAAGATCTAGAGGCTGAATTAGAGTATACTGCGGAAAACGCCTTATTTCTAATGAAAAATTCTAGTAATTTTGATGGATTCGTTAGCGAACAGGTAAGCGACTTGGGAAACTTTTCAACGACCAACTCAACGAAGTAAATCGTATGTTGGTCAGCTACATTCAAAATAGCTCTTTGTCAGTTACAAAAGATACTTATTTTGAAATGTGTGAATTGATGGGTACTGAACCTATTGATTCTGAAATTCCTGTTGAATATGATGATTTCCCAATAGAGGTACAGCAGGCATTTGCAGTTTACAGGATGCTACGTGATGAATGGGACACTATGAACGGCGTCTACTTAGGCAAAACACTTATTGGTGTTAAAGACGTTCTAGAAGCCACCGAAGTAGAACCCGAAGACTACAAATTCATTATAGTACTAGTTCGAATGATCGACCAAGTTAGATCAGACGAAATAAACAGTAAAAGAAATGCAGAGAAGCCTGTTAGCTGATGTTAACAGGCTTTTTTGTCGTCAAAAAATTTAGTTTGACAATCCGTTGCCCTTATGTTATAATGGTTACACAATTAATTTATCTTTAATAGATTTAGCCGTCCACAAGATTTGGGGGATACATGGCAGATACAGTAAATTTTACTCTTAATCTTAGTGATGATGGTAGTATTAACAGAACTACTTCAAAAGTAAAAGATTTAAACAAAGAGTTAATGCAAGCACAAAAACTTGCAACAGGAACCAGAACTGGTTCCATGGCAGCTAAAGCTGCAGGATATTCACCTGGAGAAAATCAAGAATACGGCGTTGCAAGAGGTGCTGTAGGTACTGGTGCGGAAGGTCGAGACTTTGCAAAACAAGCGCAAGGTTTAGGCGGATTAGTTCACGTTTATGCAACATTTGCGGCTAACCTATTTGCAGTAGGGGCCGCTTTTCGCGCTTTAAGTGATGCCGCAGACACTAGCAACATGATCAAAGGTTTAGACCAACTAAGTGCAAGCAGCGGACAAGCCCTAGGCTCTCTAGCTAAACAATTGGTTAAAACCACAGACGGAGCTATTTCGCTTCGTGAAGCTATGGAAGCAACTACAAAAGGTAGTGCAGCTGGTTTAAATTCAGAGCAGATGTTAAAGTTGGGTGAAGTTGCCAAGAAAGCTTCGCAAGCTCTGGGTGTTAATATGACTGACGCAGTTAGTCGCCTAAGTCGTGGTATTAGTAAATTAGAACCAGAATTATTAGACGAACTTGGTATTTATACAAAACTTGAAAAAGCCACTACTGATTATGCACGTAGTATTGGCAAACCTGTTAGCGCTTTAACAGATTTTGAAAGACGCCAAGCTTTTGCAAATGCAGTACTTAAAGAAGGTACAGATAAATTTGCAAATATTAAAATTGATGCTAATCCTTACGACAAGATATTGTCATCAATTAAAAATTTAGCACAGTCGGGATTAGAGCTAGTAAATAAAGTTCTAGGCCCACTTGTAAGTTATCTATCAGAAAGCCCCACAGCACTAGGTGCTGCCCTAGGTCTTATTGGCGTAACATTATTAAAACAAGCTATCCCTGCTATTACAGCCATGCGAGCTAATATTCGTGCCGCGGCTGATGAGTCAGCAGCTACAGCGCAAAGACTAGCCAAAGAAGCAAAAGCAGCGGCTGATGCTAACCTACAACAAACAAAAAATATTGCCTCACAAAAAGCTGCTGTTGAAATCAAAGCTGCTCAAGATGCAATTGATGGAATTAAAATAAAAGCTGATGAAGCTTTAAAAAGTCGTAAAGGTACTCTGTATAATATTACGCAGATGGATCCTTCACAAATTGGTAGTGAACAACTTGGAAAGCTACAGTCAGAATATCAAAAGCGCGTAACTCAAGGCAGATTGGATGACGCCGAAGCTTTAAAGAAAGTTATTACGCAAGTAGGTATTGCCAAAGAAGCTGAACAAGCAAAAGCTGCAGCTATTGCTCGAGCACAAGCAGAAGAAGCTAAACAATCTGGTTTACTCAATATTGTTAGAAATCAGCAAATGATTGCTGATCGAGCTGCAGAACAAGCAAAAAGTCGCCAATTAGTAGCTTTAGCTTTAGAAAATGTACAAACAGTAGGATTGAGCTCAGCTTATCAATTATTAGCTGCATCTATTAAAAAAGCCAGACAAGAAGGCGAAA